TGTTACTTATGGAACTAATGGTTTCTTTTTAAAATTTGAAAATAGTGGTGCTTTGGGTACTGATTCATCAGGCAACTCAAATACATATGCAGTTAATGGAGATTTAAAACAATCTATATCAACACCTAGTAACTTATTTGCAACATTTAATTATATACATAATGGTGTCGGTCAACAAAATGTTATAAGCAAAGCTGGTACACAGATAGACCATACTAACGATTCTTATAATTGGAGAACAACTGCTGCATCATTAGGTATGAATAAAGGTAAGTGGTATTGGGAAACTAAATACTCTACTGAAGCTGGGTATTTGAATGTTGGGTTTGCTAGAAATGGTAGTGATGATATAACACAGAATATGAGAGGAAGTAATCAGCTCGGAAATGATTCTGATGGGAACTCATGGGCTTTTAGTGCTGGTAATACATCAGGGAATAAGATTGCTAAATTAATACATGATAATAATGTTGCTGTTGCAGACATGGGAGTTACCCCAGCAAATGGAGATATTATCCAATGTTGGTTAGATTTAGATAATGGTAAAGCATGGTGGGGCGTTAATGGTACTGTTATGAATAGTGGTAGTGGTGTAGGTGTTCCTAACACAGGAGCAAACCCACACTTTACCTTTACTGTTGGAGATGAATTTTATATACCAGCAGTAGGTTTATTTGGATTAGGTGCACCTCAATGTCAAGTAAACTTTGGTGAGGGAAGATTTGGAACAACAGCAGTATCATCAGGAGTCGCAGACAATGGTGGTAATGGTACATTTGAATATTCTCCTTTAGCTGGATTTTATTCAGTGTGTACAAAGAATATTAAGGACTACGGATAGGAGATAACATGGCATATATTACATTTCAACCACACGACCACTTTGACTGTCCTAGATGGACAGGCAGTAGTAGCACCACTACAATTAATGGTATGCAATTTAAACCTGATGCTCTTTGGATTAAAAGATATGATGGTAATGGACATCCATTGCTTAACAATTCATCAGAGGGTACAGGGCAAAACTGGATTCCATCAGGAAACAATGCAAACAATACAACGGTTCATGTGGCTAGTTATACCTCAGATGGTTTTACTCTAACAGGAAACATAAACGATACTAACGCTGCTACTCAAAATTATTTGGCAGCTTGTTGGAAAATAAATGCTGGTACAGAATCAACAAATACATCAGGTTCTATTTCTGCCGAAGTACAAGTTAATCAAACTGCTGGTATAAGTATATGTAGATATACAGGTACAGGTGCTAATGGAACAATTGGACATGGACTAGGAGCTATTCCAAAACTTATAATAGGAAAATCTACAACAGTTGCAGATAGAGGAGATGTATATATAGGAGATATCTTATATTACACAGACACCGAAACAGACTTAATACAATTTGCTGCAACTGGTGGTAATCAAGATGATGCTGGTGGTTGGAATGACACAAAACCTACTAGTACAGTTTGGTCTATAGGAAATAAAACGCATCATAATACTAGTGGTGCTGCAAGTATTGCCTATTGCTTTACACAAATTAATGGTTTTAGTAAATTTGGATTATATAAAGGTAATGGAAATGTTGATGGTTCATTTATTTATTGTGGGTTTAGACCAAAATGGTTAATGATAAAACAATGGGATACCACAGAAGATTGGTTTGTTAAATCACCAGTAGTAACTGGATATGGTGTAGGTGGTACATTAACAAGAACACTTAAATTTAGTGATAACTCAACATCAACAAACTGTACTGTTAATATAACTGCAACTGGATTTAGACCTACAACTACAGATGGTAAAGCAAATGGTGATGGTAATATATATTTATACATGGCGTTTGCAGACCACCCAATAGTAGGAACTAATGGAACAATAGCACTAGCTACATAGGAGAATAAATGGGAGTTAAACTAAAAAATAATGCATTTGGTACTTTAGCAGCTGGTATTAACAATTCTGTTACTACAGTCGCTCTCACTGCTGGACAAGGAGCTAAGTTTCCTACTACCAGTTCTGATGATTATTTTTATGCAACTCTTATTGATAGCTCAAATAATCTTGAAGTAGTAAAAGTTACTACTCGTTCAACTGATTCTATGACAGTCACAAGAGCTCAAGATAATACTTCGGCTAGGGCTTTTATAGCAGGTGATAGATTTGAACTTAGACCAAATGCAAAAGTCTTTGAAGATATATTATCAGAATCAAGGGATTTAAATGGAGCTGAATTTATTTTAGATGCTGATGCAGATACCAGTATAACTGCTGATACAGACGACCAAATAGATATTAAAATAGCTAACTCAGATGATTTTCAATTTACCTCAAACAAGTTTACAGCACAATTAGGTTCAGGAATATTATTAACAAAATCAACTGCTACTTCTGATGAAGCAAGTAGTGCTGGTAGTTTTACTGAAAATAATTACAACATATCTCATACTTTAACTTTAGACGGGACTTTAGCTGACGATGCTGTATTAGCTGACTTTACGGTTACATCTGATAAATGTCTTGTTACGTCTGTAGTTGTTGGTGTGTGTAGTCTTAAGTGTCATGTAGATATACATACAGTAGCAGCAGGTTCTTTTAAAGTTAGTGTAACAAATAAATCAGGCGGAACTTTAGCTAACGATTCAACTATGGTATTAAACTATGTCATTTTATAAACAGACACCTTTATTAATGTTTCCTAATGGAACAATAGCTAGAAGTAAAACAATGGTAGAAGGCTGTGTAGTAGTAGAAGAACCCGAATTAGAAAAGATTAATACAGTAACAAATGTAATAGACCAAACAAAAGCGGTAAAAAATGGAAGTTAAAGTAAAAGAAATGAAGGATAACAATGAATTAACTCTTGAAGTTGAACTTATTAAAAAAGATATTTACGATATTAAGAGTAATCATCTAACTCACATTGAAAAAGATTTGAGAGATGTAAAACGAGAAGTCTTTAAATTTAAGTATATAGCTTGGACAGCTATTGTTATTTTTGTCCTAGTTACAGATAAATTTACAGAAATAATTAAACTTATGTAGGAGAGATGTTATGCCAGGTGGAAAAAAAGTAGGAATGAAAACAATGCCAGGAAGCAAAGTTATTGCATCATATAAGTATGGTGGAATGGTTAAAAAGCCAAACAAAAAGTTTGGGAAGGGTGGCATGGTTTACAAAAAAGGAAAATGTAAATAATGGCTGCAGGAACCAAACATTACTTTAGAACAGGTAAGGAATTTAAAGGTGCTGTTCATAAAATGCCTGGAGGTAAAATACATACAGGCAAAACACATACTGCAAGTTCCAAACCTGTTGTTCATTTTAAAGATTTATCAACAAAAGCAAAAAAAATAGCGAGAGGATAATGGTATTAAAAAAACATCAAAACCCAACGGGTGGTTTAAATGCAGCAGGTAGAGCTCACTTTAATAAAAAAACTGGCTCTAAGCTTAAACCTCCAGTAACAGGTAAAGCCCCTAAAGGCTCTAAAGCAGCAGGTAGACGAGCTAGCTTTTGTGCTAGGATGTCTGGAGTTAAAGGCCCTATGAAAGATTCTAAGGGCAGACCAACAAGAAAAGCCTTAGCATTGAGGAAATGGAAATGCCGCAAGAAGTAACAGTAAAACGTTGTGTATGGATATTTCTGGTTCTGATATTGGTTTATGGTATAGCTGATGCTATAGGAGATGTAACAAGCTCAGGCAGCACCACAAACACCCAGTCCAATAACGCTGGTTCTAACACTGCGATAACAGGTGGGTATGAATCGAGTACTACATATCAATCAGGTTCTAGTTCTAACAGCACAACGAATAATGAAACTAATAACTCTACAAATCAAAAGACTGCTGTAAACAGTGCTAATTCGCCTGGTATGAGCGTTTATGGTCAAGACAGCTGTGTTATACCCTTAGCGGCTGGAGTCACTGTAATTGGCTTCTCAGGCTCTTTTGGGAGCTATTACACAGACCCAAATTGTGAAAGAAGAAAGTCTGTAGCTGTTTTAGCTAAACTTGGCATGAAGGTTGCAGCAATATCACTTATGTGTCAAGACGTTCATGTGTGGAAAGCCATGATGGATGCGGGCACGCCATGCCCAGTCGATGGCCTCATTGGAGAATCTGCAAAGAAAAGGTGGATGGAAAAGCGTAAACAAGAATTAACAGGAGCTACTGCTGCAACTAAACCGAGTATGACGTGGAATGATTAGAGTAATAATATTATCTTTAATATTAACTAGCTGTGCTACACACTCAGTAACATTAGGTCCAATGACAATTTATGGGAGTAACGAGCAAGAAATATACTTGCCTGAAAGAGAATGAAATACTTAATCCCTTTATTATTTCCTTTATCTTTGTTTGGTGAAACAACAGGCAATCTTTTAAATCAAACTTATTTTAATGGCAGTACACCTATCAATGGTTGGTCAGGAACTAATGACCATAGTCATGGTGGCTCAATTATTGCTGGTGTTCATGGTGAGTATTTAGAAAACACAATTACTTTAGGAGATACTCTTAATCAATCTCAAATGAATGGTGGTTGGACATCTACTTTTGGCAGTGACATATGGCATTGGAATGATTATCAATCTACAGTTAGAATGACACAGATTATAACAGGAGCAGATGGAAGTGTTACAACACAAGTAAGAGATGTTGTTAGTTCACCTTGTGGTGGTAATAATTGTGGTAGTTATGTAACTTATACAGACTCTTACACTCAAGGAATTAATAATCAATCTAACTTTAATATCAAAGTAAGATATGACTTTTCAGATACCAGTCAATCTAGTTCTCACTGGTCTCCTGATATAAAAAATCCTACATTAATTATAGAACATAGTCTTTTGTCTGTTGCACAACAAAGCACTATATCAGAAATAAATGAAACAATAGATGAAACTATACAACAACAAGTAGAAACAGTAGAATTTAT